AATAGAGCTCTAAAGCATTGGGGTCACGATGATCATCGGGATGCCTTTCATGATAGTTTTCTAACTCACGAAGTTCACCTTCGATATGACGACGTTGTTGAGGAGAGATAGTCGGGTCTCCGAGAATCTCCTTATCTTTCTCAATATGTTGTTCGATACTGTCCATGATTGTATCTTAGTTATACAGTAATATTTATTGGACCGAATCTTTGAGCAATAATAACTCAGTTTCCATATTATTGTTTAGAATTTTATGTGTCAGTCCAGCAATAATATAGCGACCACTATACTTTCTGTCAAGTTTAACTGTTGTATCAGACTTAGCAGTTGTAGGAATTTCGACATTAATACCATATCCTGCATACAAATCTAAATTACCAGGAATAATAATTTGCAACTTAACATTTTTTAGCGACTCAATTCGCATCCATTGATACGCTTGTAGTTCTACTAACTGCTCATAATTTGCCTGAGGATTTATAGCATTTTTAGGGTCAAAAATTTGATTCGGCATAATAGTATATCGCACTCTTTTAGGATAGTCAATCATATTTTGAATACTAGTATCCATTTTTGTAATTGGATTCGCATTCTTATTTCCCTTCAAATGCTCCATCCTTCTCCAAATATCCTTAATCGAGTATCGGTACGCATCTACAGACAAGTCACTACTTGCACCCATTTTTGAAGTTGAAATTGTAACTGGGTCTAATCCAATACTAAATCCAGACCAAGCACCATGTCTCAGTCCCATAAGGAAATTTCTTTCTTCTGGAAAGACTACAGAATTAATTTTAAATTGGTCGGCAGATTGGTCCTCGCTTACTTTTTTAGGAGAGTA